GGGTCGGGCTTCTCATCTCCGTCGCGCGATGCGCTCATACTTCCAGCCACTCCTTGCGCATCGCGGCGTTCTCGCGCACGTCGCGCGGCTTGCCTTCGAAGACGATCGCGCCGTGGCCCATCACGTAGAGGCGCTCGGAGATGTCGAGCGCGATCGCCAGCTTCTGTTCCACCAGCAGGATCGAGATGCCGCGCTTCCTGATCTCCTCGATCCGCGCGTCGGCCCACACCGGGTCGGGGGTTCCCGTAATCTCCAGTTCCTCGAGGGAACTTCCCGGATCGAGCCCGATGGCCACCCGGCCCGGGGAACCCATGCTTCAGGACGATTTCCCGATATGTCTTGGGCGCGGTATATTCGAGCAGCCGCCATTGATGATCCTGCGCGACACTCAGTGCGTGGACACGAGATTCCGGAATACCGATCGTGGTGTCGATGCGGACCGCTCGTGAGAATGCCGGATGCCGCGAAGCGATATGCGTTGAACACGCGCTATCATTGCCGCCGCTGAACAGGCCGAACAGGTGAGAGGCAGAATGCGTGCGCAAAGCTGCGTCGATGATTTCGAGCGATTGCGTGATCTTGCTGTCGAGCCCGCTCACAGCACACCCCCAAGGCCCTTGGAGGGGGAGGGGTCGCTATCGTCGGGTGCATTTCCAGTCTCGTTGCCGACGATCGTTACGCCATATATTGTTTCTGGCGTAGTCCAATTTACAACCTCAACAGACGATTGAACCGGCTGCCAGCCACGGATAATGGCCTCGATCGCCTCAGAGCGTGAGGCACGGTGCTCGAAACAGCCGAAGCCTCTGTTGGCGTCGGTATACGCCTCGATAAGGCGCTCCAGCTTGGCCAGATTGGCGAGCGCAACGAGGTCGAAGGAAAAATTGTCAGCCATCATCAAATCCGGTTGCTGGAGGGGGAGGGATCGCGCCGCCGTCGCTGCATGCAGATATTCCGCAGCCGGTTGATCCGCCCGCTGATCAGGGCGATTCTGTCCTCCGCCGTCCTGCGCAACCGCTCGCGGGCGAGTTCGTCATCGACCAGCCGCATGCGTTCGTCTTCAGTGAGGTAGTCGCGCCAGATCACAACCCATTCCTTTCCGCAGCCGCCTCAAACGCAGCCATCATTGCCGCGAGCTCCGCCGCCAGATCATCGGCCGCGCGGTCCCATGCTTCGCTTAGGGCGAGCCATTCCGATAGGGCGCTCATCACACGAACATCCGACGCTGCCACTGCGCCATCCGATCGCAGACCAGCTCGACCTCACGCAACCGGTACGCGTTGGTGATGCCCGCCGTCAGGTCTCGCTTGATGTCCGCGCTGGTGGCGTCGTATTGCTCGGGCGTCTGGCGATAATCCGCACCAGCCGGGAGGGTGAAGCCAGCGCCGTCAAGGCTGGCGATTAGGGTTTGGATGGTCATCGATCACTCCTCGCTGTCTGTCACCGCGCTAAACCCGATTCGACAACATGTCAACACCTATCGGATGGTGACGGCGGTTTATTCGCAGGACTCTCGCCCCACAGCCGATCGGCCGTCGCGAGCAGGTCAATTTCGTAGCGCTCATAAAATCCACGATGGCCCAGTGCCTCCACCGATTCGCGCGGCCCGTGCTGGATCATGTGATGCCTCGCGCATAGCGGTACGACGCGCTGTCCGGACCGCATAATCCGCCCGCCGTGGATCGAGGCGCTGACGTGATGCACCGTCACGGGCCATTCGCCGCATACCAGGCACGGCAGCGTTGCGATCCAGCCCATGTGGTGGCGATCGGCCGCAGGAACCGGTTTGCGGCGGGTGCGCTTCATGGGCGCCTTCCTCAGCACGATTTGCGCTCTTTCGGCTCACTCCACCGCACGCCGTTCTCGCTGCCCCAAGCGTAGAGCCACTCGATCAGGTCGGACATTTCCCGCTTGTTGAGCTTCGACGTGCTGAACCCATGTGGAAAGGGGTTACCATCCAGCCCCTCCAGGAACTGGACATGGTGCCCGCACGCATTCATCGCCAGCGCCTTCCATATTTCCGGGGTGTGCATCCGCCCTTGCGGCTTGGACCGGGAAACATCCGAGAGGAGCGCCCAAAGCTTGGCGTTCTGATCCAGCGATCGATTCGCCTCCCGGACGTTCACGACGGCGTCCACCGGTGCCAGATCGACCAGCCGCTTGGCCAGTTCACGTTGCGCATCGCCGCGAAGGATGACGGTCTGGCCAGCCATTATCCCGACCTCGTAACGTCGCTTTTCCAGCTATCGTCAAACGACGCCTTCGCCTCCTCGATCTCGCGGGCAAGGCCCTTGAAATCGGCGCCGTCGCCCAGCCAGAAAAACTCAAGCTCCGCCTTCACCTGATTGATCAGCGGCGCATTGTCTGCGAGTACGATATCGAGCTGGTCGGCGTCGCCGCAGCCGTGAAGATCGCGGACGAACTCGCCGCATTTGGTGCGTATCTCGCCACGGGTCTTGATGAGGCCTTCAAGTGGCTTGGGCTTCTGTCTTTGCTCCTGTTCGGCTGGCGCAAATTCCTGGCGCATCTCCTGCACATACTTGCTGTCATCGAACAGCCCCATATGCACGTCAGCCGCAACGCCGATGAACTTGAACGCGTTTCCAAGCGCATCGGTGAAGGCCTTTTTGAAGGCTTCGTCATCGCAGAAAAACCCGCTCTGGCGCTTGGCCTGAACCTTGTCGCCGCCAACACCGAAGACGACATTGTCCTTGCTGCCATGCCACGCCGAAACGGTGCAGAACACGAGGATTTCACCCTCACACGGCACGACTTGATAATGCGGTTCGAAGGATCCCCAGCCAATGCCGCAAGGGCCGAACGTCTCGGTCAGGCGCCGCACGATCCAGATCGGTTTGATCGCCGTGCCCTTGAATCCGCCCGACCGATTGAAGGGCTTCGTGTGTGCTGGATCGGTCTTGGCGAGGGAATCCCAAATCGCCGTGCGCGTATCGGTTTCGGTTGGTTTCGTCATAGTTCTTCCTTCTCAGGCAATAGTCCGCTTCCCGCTTAACGGGGAGCGAAAGACATCTTTCGCTTCACGGCGTGCCCCGGATCGCTACTGCCCCTGACTTTACCTCGCCTGTCCGTCCCCTCGCGGGCGGTGGACCAAACCGGGGTCGGGCATCAGATGCCAGCTCCACTATTTGGCGAGATATCCTGGCACCGCGTCGGCGCTTCGGGGTGCGGGAAGTCCCCTCTTGCAAGGGGCAAAGGACACCGTCAGACATCGGGCCTCGATCGTGGATGCCCAGCACGTTGGGGGAAGTTCGTTTCGCCGCAGATGTCGGCTTGCACGGGTTTCCCAAGGCGGCTTCATTCGAAATGCCTCGGGGTGAAGCGCCAATGCGCATAAACCCTTGTATCTCACACCCGCTCGGTATATCATCCGATCGAGAGGCGGCGCTCGGGTCATTCGGGTGCCGCCTCAACATCATGCATCTTCCGACATGGATTGCAAGCGCTCTTTTCGCGGGATGCGGACAATTGTTCGCCTAAGACCGAGCCGCGACAGGATCAGGTCATTCGCGCCCTTCCTGCCGTTCATCACCTCGCTAAGATACGATCGGCTGATACCCAAATGGGAAGCCAGGGTTGCGGCACCTTTCCACCCCGCCTTTTCGCGAAGCATCACCCGCACATCCTCATCGCTAAGCATACTTCCTCCTCAAACATCTATCGCAATCCACGCCCTGACCATGGATTGCGGAGGTGTTCGATCAGGCGACGATTTCCCCGTACCCGTACCCGTCCCCGTACCCGTACCCGTACCCGTACCCGTACCCGTACCCGTACCCGTCCCCGTACCCGTCCCGCGCAGCCTCAGCCGCGCCACTGAGAAGCCGCGCCACGTCAGCGGCCCTGAATCGGCGCCGCTTTCCATGCGGCTTCCGCCTTGGCATCAACCGCAAAAACTGCGGTGACACCCTCCAGGGAAACGCTAGGAACGGTCGCACTGATCTTGCATCCGGGCGTTGGCCCATTGTCGCACAGGCCGAACACGCCACCGACATCGGTGGACCAATACAAGCACATGCGAGCGCCGGTCATTTTGATAGGGCGAGCACTCGCATTGGTCGTATAGCCGAACACCACGCCGCGCCTTTCGGTGCAGACGAGAACAGGGACAGGGACAGATTCGCCAGACCAATCATTGGCGGCTGTCGATAGCCAAGTTTGCTCACACCCTCCGAATTGTGCCGCGATGCGCTTGGCGTCTCCAATGGTCAGATCATCAATATTCATGCTCATTCTCCTTGGTTGAAATTTGGGGCGGCGACCTCGGGGGTACTCGATCGCCGCCCGCACCAGCGGGGTGCTGGCGCTATCTGATCTCCTTCAGCGGCAAAACGCCGCAACGAAATACAACACCGTCAGCGCCATCAGAACGCCGCAAAGGGCTCCGACCTTGCGGCTGGCGTTGCTTTCGCGGGCAAGCGGCATCAGCCGGATACGGCGGTCGTCCATGTGGTGGACGGTGCGGCGCTGGTCGATCATCTCTGCTTCCTCGCTGGGTTTGCCTTGCCCCGTTATTGGCACATGCAATTGTGCCAGTCAACCGTTGACCGCCACATTTTTTTGTGCCACTCCATTCCCCATGATCGACCAGGAAATCGAAGCCATCCGCGCATTCGTGAAAACGAAGCGCCGCTCCCGCCGCCATCTCGCGCGAGATGCCGGGGTTCACCGTAACACGCTGGCGAATATGTTCCAGCCGTGTTGGAACCCAACGGCTGAAACGATCCGGGCGCTGCGTGTCGCGATCGATGCGGCAGAGATGGAGTACGTCAAATGAGCGATGGCGTGCATGAAATACATGGCACGAGTTGCCGAGAAAATAATGCGGGCCGAACGCCTGCTTTGTGCTCGATTGAGGAGCGCGGCTATACGGTGATTCTGAAAGGGACCGGGCAGTTTGGATCGGTGCTAACATCGGCGCAGGCTCGCTATCTGGCAAGCAAGCTCTATCGTCTGGCGCGACGCATCCGCCAGCGGGAAGTCGAAAATGAGAGCGTGGGCGGCGGGGCGCAATGACCATCATCACCGCCAATCGCGCTACCCTTGCCGCAGCACTCAAGCACGGCGCCTCGATTATCGAGAAAAGCAACATCCCCGTAATCAACAATGTTCGGTTATCGGTAGCCCGCGGGCAAGCGGCGCTTCTGTTCACTGATCGGTCGCTGTGGCTATCCGTCTCGGTTGAGGCCCGGTCCGACACCATTACCGCGATCACGCTTCCGGCGGCACTTTTCTCGCGCACAGTTGCCGCCATGGATGGGGATGCCATCAAACTGGCCATTACCAAGGCGCAGGCTATCCTTACATGTGGCCGGACGGAGTTCAAACTTCCGACGATCCCGGCCGACCAGTTCCCAGGATTACCCGAAGACGCATTCGGCGCGAAGGAGCCGGCGATCGTATCTGCCTCAGCGCTGGCATCTGCGCTCGGAAGCGTGACCTACGCCCTGCCATCTATGATCTGCAATCATCCACAGGCGATCCTGTTCGATTTTGTGGATGGTGACATTCACCTCATTGCCAGAGATCGCAGCCGAAGCGCGCATGATCTGGTCGTCAATGGTGGCGTCGATTTCGGCAGTTTCGGCCTGCCGCTCAAGGCATCGCAACTGATCGCCAGCCTATGCGAAGAATCTCGCGATATCGATGTCACGATCCGCACAACGGACCGGCTGGCGCTATTCGAGATAGGACGATGGCAGGTGATAACCGCCATCGCCGAAATGAAGACATTCGCCTATGCTGCGGTGATTGATGAACGCCCCGGCGATCCGATCATTTTCGACCCGCGCGAAATGGGCAAGGCCCTTGACCGACTGGGGCTGATATCGGATCAATATTCGATGGGCATCAAGCTTGAGTTGGCCGATGATACGGCCACGCTGTCGGTCGTCAATCACAAGTCCGGGGAGGCCAGTGAGCGTGTGACGATCGCCTATGAAGGTGACGCACAAACGCTCGGCTATAGCCTGCCATACCTGCGGGACGCCCTACGCAAGATACCGGGAGAAGAAGTGGAGATGTATATTTCCTCCCCCATCAAACGAGCGCTTATCACCTCCCGCGATTCGGACGGCGGGACGCATATCATCGGTCCGTTTCTGGTTTGAAAGGAAATACCATGGATCATTTTCGAGACCTGAGTAGGGCTATTGCATTGGGCGATTGTCTTGCGGCGGCGGAAATTCTCGACCTTATCGTGCGCGACGAAGTGTTGAGCGGCTTGGATGATGGCGCATCCGCGCGGGCCGGAGAGGAGATCGAGCTTGGCCGCTCCGATGCAGCGATCATTCGGCGGCGCAAGGCTGCGTGACCTATTGCCCATCGCCATGGCGAGCGGTGAATAATGGCTCTTCAAAGCGCCGTTGGTTCGTCGTTCGCGATCAAGGCCGTCATGGCGGCCCCATGGATATCGCGAGCGATTCGCGCGGATATTATAGGCGGTTCGCCAGCATGGCCGCGGCAACGGCCGTTGCCGATAAATTGAATGCGGGGACATGGCGCCAACCCAACAGCGCATTGTCGATTATCTCGATGGAGCGCCATCCTGGGTAGGTGGATACGAGCTACGTGACAATTGCTGCCCGAGTGCTGGCGTAAAAGCCGTGCATGTCCAGATCCACAAGATTCGGCACGACGGTTTCAGCACGATCGAAACGAAGCGTGGCCTATACGGCTGCTACCGCATGAAAAGGCCCGGCATCCCCATTGAGAGGGCCGGGCCTTGAGCACCATAACCAGCGAGGAAACGATGCCCACACACAACTATAAGCCAAAGCTCACCGAAGAGCAACGGGGCGCGTTGATCGCCCTTCGCGATTGCGGAGTCGTCCGGGCATACGGCGATGCGCAGGCTTGCTATAATGAGCTCGTGCGCCTTGGGCTAGCCTCGGTTCTTGGGTATGATTATCGTCTCACTGATACCGGGAGGGCGGCGCTGTGACCCGCATCTACGGCCATAATTTGCGCGAGACCGAGGCTGACATTCTCGATCTATGGGACGCGGGCCGGGGAAGCGTGGCTATCGCCGCGGCCTTAGATCTTCGCGAACGATATGTCCTTGATGTCCTCTCGCGCTTCGAAAGCCGGGATGACTGGCAGGACTCGGCAAGGTCAGGCTCTAGAAACCTCATCGCGGCAATCATTGCCAGCGGCGGAGCGTTCGCATGATCGAGCTCCCATGGCCGGCGAAGGAACTGGCGCCGAATTTCCGATCGCGAACGCACTGGGCAAGGACACGGGCGCTCAAGAAGGCGCGCCAGGATGCGTTTTGGGCCACCAAGAGCGCCAAGGTATCTGTCGCCGCTGGTGACGTGCCGGTGATGCTGGCGGTCGAGTTCTATCCGCCTGACAATCGACGGCGGGACATCGACAACATGCAGGCTTCCTGCAAGGCATTTTACGATGGAATTGCCGATGCGCTTGGGGTGAATGATCATGCCTTTCGCTTTGCCGTTCCGATCGTCATGGCGCCCATCAAAAACGGCAAGGTGGTTGTGACGATCGTGTGACTTGCGCGGCCCATTTAACCCATATAGAGTTTGGGCTCGGCGTCGCGCAAACGACCCGAGCCCATGAACCCGGCAGGAGCCGCCGTGATGTGTCTATGTACCGCCGCTGGCGATGAAGTGCAACCTTTCGGCGCCCTGCTAAAGCGGGCGATCGTCAATTTAATCGACCAAGCTGATGATCCGATGGAGCGAGAGGACCGCATTCAGACGGCCCTTGACGCTGGTTATATCACATATTCCGACAGCTACCGGATGCGTTGCGGGGATGATTTGTGACCAATTTGGTGCGCCTTTGGCACGATATGCCGTCCGATCCCAAGCGAGACCGCACTCCAGCCGAAATGGGGTGGGTGATATGAGTCGCTGGTTCCGCATGTATGGCGAGGCTCTTGATGATCCAAAGGTGCAGAAATTGCCTGCTGAGGACTTCCGCGGATGGTTCAATTTGCTGTGCCTCACGTCGCGCTGTGATGGTAAATTACCCCCAATCGAAGATGTCGCTTTCGCGCTGCGTATGTCTCAAGACGGTGCCCGAACGCTCATCGAACGCCTCCGTAACGCTGGCCTTATCGACCGTTGCAGCGGTGGCGCTAACGGTGCCCACGACGCCCCGCACTCATGGGATAAAAGACAATATAAATCAGACACTTCTACGGACCGCGTGAAACGTTTCCGGAAACGTTTCAGTAACACCAATGTAACGTCCCCAGATACAGAGACAGATACAGAGACAGAAGTAAAAGAAGAAAGACCCCCCAACCATGAAAAAACTACAGTCGTTTATATAGAGGGGCTGCGCACGTGAATCGCGAACCGAGGGCACATCAAACCACCGCGATCGAAATGCTCCGCGATGCGTATCGGCGGAAAAAGCGCAGGCCGCTGCTCCAGATTGCTACTGGAGGGGGAAAGACGTTTGTCGCCGCGATGGTGGTCGAATCGGCCCGCCGGCGGGGCCATAGGGTGCTATTCATTGTCGATGCGATCTCACTCATCGACCAGACGGTTGAGGCGTTTTATGCGGAGGGCCTGAGCGGAATGGGCGTGATCCAGGCTGATCATCCGATGACCGATTGGTCGAAGCCGATCCAGATCGCCTCGGTTCAGACATTGCGCCGCCGCGGTATGCCGGAAGATATCCAGATCGTCGTGGTCGATGAGGCGCATTGTCAGGATGAATGGCTCAAGGCAATCATGGCAAGCGGGGAATGGGCAGATGTCCCGTTCATTGGTTTGAGCGCGACCCCTTGGAGCAAGGGGCTCGGTCATGTGTATGACGATCTCCTCATTCCAGTGACGATGCAGGAATTGATAGATCTTGGGCTATTGTCGCCCTTTCGCGTCTATGCTGCCGCCCATCCAGACCTCTCTGGCGTCAAGACGATCGCGGGCGATTATCACGAAGGCCAGTTGGCCGATGTCATGTCTGGCGGGGAACTGGTTGGGGATATCGTTTCTACATGGCGGCGGCTGGGGATGGGCTTGCCTACGGTCGCATTTTGCGTCGATCGAGCCCATGCCAAGAAAGTTCAGGCTCGTTTTGTCAATGCCGGGATTCCGTGGGGATATATCGATGCCTATACCGATCGCGTGGAGCGAAAAGAGGTCCGGCGCCAACTCGACGCAGGCGAAATATGCGGGGTGGCAAATGTCGGATGCCTGACAAAGGGGGTTGATTGGGCGCTGGGATGCATCATCCTCGCCCGACCGACGAAATCGGAAATGCTGTTCGTCCAGATGGTGGGCAGGGGTCTCAGGATTAACGAAGGAATTGGTGATTGCATCATCCTGGATCATGCTGACAACACGCTGCGCCATGGGTTCGTGACGGACATTCACCATCCCCAGTTGTGCATGGCGGTGAAGGGCGATCGCGCCGCTCCCGAGCGCAAAGAAGCGCTACCGAAAGAATGCCCGTCCTGTTCGTTTGTGAAGCCACCAAAAGTGCGAGAATGTCCGGGATGCGGCTTCATTCCAGAAGTGCGCTCGGATATCGACGAGCAGGAAGGCGAGCTACAGGAGGTCAAGCGTGTCAAATCAGACAAAAACGAAAAGCAGACATGGCACGCGCAATTGCGGTTTCTCGCACGGGAGCGTGGGTATAAATCTGGCTGGATTGCCAACACATACCGAGCGCGCTTCGGTGTTTGGCCTCGCGGCCTTGATGAGCATCGGATGACAATGCCCAGTCCAGAGGTTCGAAACTACGTGCAAAGCCTGATGATCCGCCATGCGAAGAGCGTTCGGAAGGCGGCATGAGCGGGATGCAACAAATCGGGGACCAATGCCGCAATCGCTGGCGTTCGATCCTTCCCATGATGGGAATCGCCCCACAATTCTTGACCGGAAAGCACGGGCCATGTCCCGTATGTGACGGGAAGGATCGCTTCAGGTTTGACGACAAGGACGGCAAAGGCACGTTTTTCTGCAATAATTGCGGAGCTGGCGATGGCCTGAAATTGCTGATGCTCAAGACTGGTCGAACGTTTCTGGAAATGACTCAGGCTATCCGTGCTCATCTCGGCGAAACTCAAGAGGCGCCAGGCACGCCAGCGGCCGACCTTGGCGCTGCACGACGCAGGGCTGGGGCATTGTGGCAAACAGGAGTGCCGATCTTCGGCGATGAAGCGGAGCAATATTTGATAGGCCGGGGGATTCGCGCGCCATACTCGCCCGCCCTCCGATTCTGCCGCTCCGCGCCAGTCACGGGCCATCCGAGTAAGCGCAACTTGCCAGCCATGCTGGCGCTTGTGATGGATGCTGACGGAAGGCCATGCAATGTGCATCGCACTTATCTGGAGAATGGCCAGAAAGCCCATATGCCATCGCCGCGCAAGATGATGTCTGGCACGGTGCCGGAAGGATCCGCAATTCGCCTATTCGAACATTCCGGCGTTCTTGGCGTAGCGGAGGGTATCGAGACGGCGCTAAGGGTCGAAAGTAGATTCAAGATTCCGTGCTGGTCGCTGATCGATGCCGAAAAGCTTCGGCGATTTGTTGTTCCTGAAGGCCTGCGCGAACTGCATATTTTCGGCGATAACGATCTCAATTTCGTGGGGCAGTCCGCAGCATACGATCTTGGCCGCCGGGCGAAGGGAATGAAAGATGGCCCTGAAATTGTGCTGGTGAATATCCCGATCGCATCCGGTACGGATTGGGCTGACCCGTCTTGACATCCACAACCAAGAACAGGACCGTGAAATGAGAAAACTCCTCCTCTCCCCAGCCGCTGGCATGGCCTCGGTATTCGTCGCGGCCCTTGCGATTTGGTCCGCGATCGCCGCATTGTGCTGGTCGCTATGAGACCAACCCCACAGCTCGACCGCTTCGCCGAAGCGCTGTCGCAAACCGGATGCGCCCGCACCGCTGCGGCACGGATGGGTCGGGGCCCCACCTATGGCAACGCAATGCTTCAGACGTTGCGCAAGGCGATGGGGCCGCAGGCGCGATGAAGGGTTTCAATCCGGTCAAGGGAGCGGCCAAAGCGCAGGCGGCGGTCAAGGCGGCGATCTTGCGCGACCGTGGGCGCCCGAAGCTTCGCCTTGTGCCGAGCGTGCCAGCGCCTCGCAAGGATCGCATCCGACCCGCAGCCAAGCCATCGCCCCGGATCAAATGGGCATGTCGTCCGAAAGGTCGCAACCATCAGGGCGAGCAAGGATCCAAGTCAACAGTGCTATTTCGCCCCATGTATCCCGAGGAAGCGGTTCTTCGCCGAATCGTGCTGGCCGACACCCAAGGCCGCATGTGTGCGCTATGCGCTGGCCATGTACCTGCGGACGAGAAGGGCAGCTTGGATCACGTCGTGCCGCTCTACCTCGGTGGCTGGGATGAGTTCGGCAATTACCTGTTCGCCCACCGTGATTGCAACATCGCGAAAGCCAATGACGAACCGACCGGCTGCGAGCTCGTGTGGCTGTTCGCGGTGAATGCCCGCCTCGGCGTCTTTCCGGTGCAGTGGTGACGTGGCAGCGGATGTTCGACAGGTTCGACGCACTGTCCCGGACGCGCGCCCTGACCGAGCAGGAAAGCCGGTATCTTGAACTGGCGATATGGAAACTGGACCGCGCCGCTGAGAGGCGAGCGAGGCGACTATCGCGCTTGTAACTGCTAATCAGTCGTTATATAACGGGCTTCAGGACAATGGTTATATATTCGAAAGACGATGAGGATTTGAAGCGCGCCGCCGAGCTTGTGGCGGAGGGTCGGGCTTTGCGCCAGCGCGTTCTGGCCCGGCGTCGCCAGCGTACCTGGCGCATTAGACATGGGAAGGCCGTAGCATGATCGCTCGCATACTCGCCCACTTCACCAACCGCAGCCGGATCAAGACGGCGCAGGCCGAACTGGCCCGGATCGTGACAGAGCGCGCGAACAGCCACGAGATCCACGAATACCGGATGCGCCGTGCCGCGGCCAAGCTTGGACATGCGCGGAGGCGGGCAGCATGAGTCGGAATGGATCAGGCCGGACCGCCAGTAAGACGCTACTGCCGCCCAACGGGGGCTGGATCAATGTTGGCGATTTCTGGAATGATCCGAGACGCTGGGACAGCATCGATGATCCGCACAAGACATGCTTTTGGATGATGCGCCGACCGGATGTGATCGACGTGAGGCGCAGCGAGATCACCAGCGTTCCCAGGCGGATGGGCACGCCTTACAGTGACATCATGGGCAATGCGACTGGGTCATTGATCCCGCATACATCGACCTCTCAGCAAGCGGGTCTGGCGAACTTCCTCAACGTGGGAGGGCCGATCTGGTGATCGCCGCCTTGCCATTTTGCCTTCGCAGGAAAGGATTATAACGATGGCTGGTAGCCTTGCACATATCACCGATACCGATGGCAGCTTTAAGGAAGCAGATATCGAGAACATGGGCGATGCGCTCGAATCGCTCGAAGAGTGCCACCGGATTATCGCTTTCCTCCTGCCCTTCGCTGGGCGCGGCATGGACAATTGCGATGCCACCGGCGCGCTCGCGGAAGCGCTTCACCAGCTTCGTCTTCCTCCGTCCCCGACGCCTATGCTCTACGACGAGGAAATCCAATATGATCGGGATGGGCCGCGATGATCACCATCCTGCTCAACGCCTTCATGCGAGGGTTCGGATGGACGAACGGCAAACTGCTCGCACGGTGGATGTGGAGGAAGTGATGAACAGGCTTTGGTGGTTTTTGCGCAGGGTGCGAACGGTGAGCCACAGCGTCATCATTGGCGAATACTCGGCGATGGAATGTGCGAACATCAAGAACGTGGTCCTTATCGGTCCGGGCCTTAAGGCTGGCCAGAGTGGCAGTATCCGCATCGGATCGGGATCCATGTTTCTGGAGATTCGCCCCGGCAATTCGGTCGAGCTATGCGGCGGGGCGCCTGACCAGGTTATCGAAGCAGTCCGCATTGGCATGAATCATGCGCTTGAGCTATTGAGGCGCACCACAAGTATGGAGCAAGGATAATGTCAACCGAATCCCAAAACGCCGCTGTCGCTGGTTTTGAGCCGAATGCGCGAGACTGCCATCTGGATAGCCTTGCCGACGCAGCGATCGTATCGCTGGCCATTAGCATGCGGCGCATCGCCGATTGCCTAGCTGGAGAGGGCGGTAATTTCAACATCGGCGCTGCGCTTGCAATGATCGCGACACCTCTCGACACACCGTCTGAAATGTGACAAACGATTGAGATATGCCAGTAGATCGCGCCATCATGGAATATGCGGAAGGACTGGCCGCCGCTTCGGGATATTTGCTCCGATGGGACAAGGGGCACCTCACGGCGGCGATTGCGGTTGGTAGCGAAACTTTGGGCTTAGGTTTTTCTCACGACGACGAGCTTGACGACGAGGCGCTGAAGCGCAAGATTGATCTCTTGGATCGGGCGATGAGGTCCCCCACATTTTCTCGGAAGGATAACACAATGCCCGCAGCGACGATCAACGGCCAGAAGACCAAGCCGATGCCGGCGAGCATCGTCAACGCGATGAACCGCGGCGTTCCGAAGACCACGGCGATGGCCAAGGGGCCGAAGCCTGTGTCCACGGTCTGGATGAGCAAGGGGCGATAAATACGATATGGATGCGAGAAGCGAAGCATTCCGCCTGCAAGCGGGCAAGGGACGACCCAAGGGGGCGGTCAACAAGACCACCAAACTGGCGCGGCTTGCAATCGCCGAAGCATTCGAGGAACTGGGCGGCAAGGACGCGCTGGTGCGTTGGGCGAAGGCCGATTCGGACAACATGAAGGTTTTCTACGCCACGATCTGGCCCAAGATCATTCCCCTTCAGGTAGAGGCCGATGTCACTGGCGAGCACTATCATACCCACGACCCGGCAGGGCTATCCGACGCTCTTGCATGGCTTGCAGCGGCTCGCGGAGAAGCATCGCCAACCGCCCACTGAGCCACTGCGCTGGCTATGCCAGAACGACCTGTTTTTCCTGCTTCGATATGCGCTGAACCGTCCGGACTGCGAAAACGACTGGGTATTCGCTCGGTGCCGTGAGGTTCAGGCATCTCCTAATAACCATCTGGACCTATGGTTTCGTGAGGCCTTTAAGTCCACAATCATCACATACGCGCTGACAATACAGGACATTCTCAACAATCCTGAGATCACGATCGGTCTGGCATCGCACACGCGGCCGATCGCCAAGGCCTTCCTTCGCCAGATCATGCGTGAGTTCGAAGGCAATGAGACGCTGAAGGCATGGTTCCCCGATATTCTGTGGGCGAACCCGCGCAAAGAGGCGCCGAAGTGGTCTGAAGATGATGGGATCGTCGTCCGGCGCAAGAGCAACCCCAAAGAGGCCACAATCGAGGCATGGGGCGTCGTGGACGGCCAGCCAACGTCAAAGCACTACGGCTTGCTGGTCTATGACGACATCGTCACGCGCGAGTCTGTTTCGACGCCTGAGATGATGGCGAAGACCACGGAGGCGCTGTCACTGAGCTACAACCTGGGATCGCATGGCGGCCGGCGCCGTTTCATCGGCACGCGCTACCATTATAACGATACATATAGAACCGTTATCGATCGCGGCACCGTGACGGCGCGCATCTATCCGGCTACCGAAAACGGCAAGGTGGACGGTGTCCCGGTATTCCACACCCCGGAAGTGCTGGCGGCTAAGCGCCGGGACATGGGGCCATTCGTGTTTGGAGCGCAGATGTTGCAGGACCCGACTGCGGACGAAGCGCAGGGCTTCAAGGAAGAGTGGCTGCGCTGGGCCCAGCCGAGTGCTGCGGGCCTCAACATCTACATGGTGTTCGATCCGGCCAGCTCGAAAAAGAAGGACAGCGATTACACGTCTGGCTGGGTGCTGGGGTTAGGGTCCGATCGCAACATGTACGTGCTCGACATGGTCAGGGATCGCCTCAACCTCACGCAGCGCGCCGATTTGGTGATGGGCTGGCATCGTCGCTGGAAACCGGCTGCGACGGGCTATGAGCGCTACGGCATGATGGCGGATATCGAGCATATCCTTGATCGGCAGGAACGGGAGAATTACCGCTTCCCGATTATCGAGCTGGCTGGGACGATGCCCAAGAATGACCGGATACGCCGACTGATACCGTGGTTCGAAAACGGGCGCGTCTACATGCCGCAGCGGTTCGAGAAGACGAACTATGAGGGCCGCAGCGTGGATCTGGTCAAGGCATTCCGGGAGGAGGAATATCTGCCCTTCCCAGTGGGCGGCCATGACGATATGCTGGATGCCATGGCCCGCATCCTTGACGACAACATGCCCGCGGATTGGCCGATGGAATTTGCACAGGACGATCGCCCGGTGAAGCGTAACAATACCGCGACAGGATATTGAGCATGACGACCGACGAGATTTACACGCAGGCCAAGCTCCTCGCCAAGCGCCGCGGCTATGTCATCGCGAAATGGCTTGAGCCTTCGCGCGACGGCCAGGAACTGGTGGTCGCGGCACGTATGCGCATCGGCGGCCGGACGCATGGGCTGGGCTTCCGCTGGGATGGCAAACGAACCATCGACTTGGAGCACCGCGTCGTCAGCCTGGACTATGCCATGAACGTGCTGGAGCGGAAGGTTGCGGAGGGCAAGATCGCCTCGCTTCAGGAGACGATGCAGTGACCGACGTGATGCCCGCCGATCTCACCGAGGAGATGATATCCGCAGGCGCGGACGTTTTATGCGAGCACGATCCAGGCTGGGATTCTCAGCGCGAAATCATCATTGAGATCTATCGTGCGATGACGGCGGCCCGAGGAGAAGTCGAATGACCGAACTCGAATCCCTGAAAGCCAAGCTCGCGGCACGCAAGGGGCGCCCGGGCTATGAAGGCAACGTGCGCGAGATCGAAAAGCGCATTGCCGAGCTTGAGGCTATCCCACCCGCCTGACATCTGATACACGAGCCCAACCCGGAGACGCGCCATGACCGACAAGCCAGCCAAGCCCGAACCGAAAGAGGACAAGAAGCCGGCCGATGACAAGCCGGTCGAGAAGCCCGGCTATTTTCACGGCCAAGGCGGCGCGGCGGGCATTTGATGAAGCTAACGTGCTCGCCATTCGATCGCATCGAAATGCAGCGTCTTTGTCATCAGGCGAAGGACGTGCGCAAGCTACTCGCGACCCGATATGGTGATGCGAAGTTCAGCAGCGGCATCATCGATGTACATCCTGCTCGTGACGCGCTGGCCTCCTATGAGGTTAGTGTTCCAGAACGTGCCTATCTGATCGCATGGGCCGCTGTCAGGCGCCGCAGAGAGAGGGTGACGGCAATCTGATGGCGACCGCTCCGCTTGAATATACGGACGATACGGCTACTCAGGCGGACCCGCTTGCGCTCCTGACCGAGATTTCCCAGTCCCACGGCGACATCAGCCATTTGCTGGACGAACAGGCGTTGGCAACGCTCGGATCGAACGTGGTGCGCGATTACGAGCGCGACATATCCGATCGGCAGGAGTGGGAGGATATCGTCGTCGCGGCACTGGCCGATGCGGCACAGGGGGAGAAGGAACTGGACGAAGGGCTTCCGGCCTACCGACAGAGCCACGTCAATTTCCCGATCCTCACGGTAGCGGCGCAGCAATTCAACGCCCGCGCCTACCCCGCCATCTGCAAGAGCGGCAACATGGTTCGGGTCAAGGTGATCGGGTCGGACAAGGGCCGTCCGGCGATCGATCCGCAGACCGGCAAGCCTGCGATGCAACCCGATCCCGCGGCTCCTCCTGTCCAGCCAGGAATGAATGGAACGCCTCCCATCGGTCACAACGGCGGTCCGCCAATGGTGCCGGTGTGGGAGATCGAGCCGGGCGCCAAGACACGCCGCGCCAACCGGGTCGCCGATTATCTCAACGTCTATGTTGAATATCGCATGGACGACTGGGAAGAAGATACCGACGCGATGCTGTATCAGATGGCGATCGTCGGCTGTGGTTTTCGCAAGCTCTGGTGGGCGAACGGCAAGCAATGCGCGGCCTATGTGCCGGCGCTGGACCTGATCGTCCCGGTGAAGGCGAAAAGCCTCAAGACGACGCCCCGGATCACCGAGCGGATCCACGATGTCTATCCGTACCAGATTCGCCAGCGCCAGCTTCGCGGCGAATACCGACAGGTGGAATTGCCGCAGATCGGTGAGGACGACGAAGCTCCTCGGTTGTTGCTTGAGCAGCATCGCCTGATCGACATGGACGAAGACGGGCTGGACGAACCCTATATCGTCACGGTCGATTACGAGACATCGCAGGTGATGAAGATCGAGGCGAACTTCGCGCCCGACGACGTGAAGCTGGACGAACAGGGCCAGCCGGTCGAGATCACCCGCGGTCAGTTCTACATCAAATACCCGTTCCTGCCGAACCCAAAGGGCGAGTTCTACGACATCGGCTTTGGGCATCTGCTCAACCAGCTTGGCGACATCATCGACACCACGATCAACCAGATGTTCGACGCGGGCCATGCGCAGATCGCTGGTGGCGGGTTCATGGCGTCGGGCGTGAGGCTTCAGGGCAACGGCCAGACCAATACGCTGCGCTGGATGCCGGGCGAGTACAAGACGGTTGGCACCAGCGGGCAGATTCTCAGGGATGGCATCTACGAGCGGACCTTTCCGGGTGCCTCACCGATCATGTTTCAGCTCCTCGAAATGATCCTGGGCGCGGCCAAGGACATATCCTCGGTCAAGGACATCATCACCGGCGAGGGCAGCAATAATGGGCAGGTTGGCACGACGCTTGCATTGATCGAGCAGGGCCTGACCGTGTTCACCGCGATCTACAAGCGCGTGTACCGGTCTCTCGGTGAAGAGTTCTCGCTGATCTACGACAACCTCGGCAAATATGGCGGGGAAGAGATCGCGAAGGATTACGACAAGGTTCTGGACGATCCGAAAGCCGATTTCGCCAAGGACTTCGCCGAATCCGACATGGACGTGAAGCCGGTAGCCGATCCGACCAGCGTCACCAAGATGCAACGGGTCGCGAAGGCGCAGGCATTGCTCAATTTCCGCGGGCAGGGCTTGAACGACCTTGTCATCGATCGCCGGGCGCTTGAGGCGCTGGATGTTGAGGACATTGACGAGATCATGCCCGATCCCAAGGCTCCGCCGCCGCCGGCCGCCGTGGCTGAACTGGAAAAGACGCAGAGCGAGACGGCGAAGAACAACGCGAACGCGGAATATTACAAGGCGCAGGTCGCCAAGATCGGGGCCGATGTGGGCCACCAGCTTGGTGCCTCGGAAGGAGGCAGCGATGACACAGGACGACTTCCTGACATGGAAGCAGCACCCGGTGACCAAATGGGTCTTCCGGGCGCTGGAGACGGCGGCGCAGGCGCAGAAGGCGGCCTGGGTGGAGGCATCATGGGAGCGGGGGGTCAGCAACCCGGACCTGCTTCTGGAGCTCAGGACGCAGGAGGCGGCCTATCGGTCGCTTAGTGACCTGACTTACGAACGAACGTGCGAAGTGCTGGGCGATGTGCCCGTGAACGAATAGGAAGGGCCTACAGCGTGGCTATACCGAAACTTGAAGACTGCCGCCTTGGCATGAAGGCAACCGGGTGGAACGTGATCGTCGTCCCCGAGCCTGCCGAAGAGAAAAAGGGCGCGATATTCATCCCCGACAGCGTGAAGGACAAGGAGGAGATCGTCCAGCAACGCGGACGCATCGTCTCCGTTGGCCCTGCGGCTTTCACGGCGGCCGATTACGCTGGTGAAGAACCGGGCGAGGGTGATGCGGTCATATTCGCTCGACTCGCTGGCTTCCGGGTGAAGCTTGCTGATGGCAAGGACGCACGTGTTATCCAAGACCGGGATGTAGCGGTCATTCTGGACGAGGAGACCGAATAATGGCTACCGCACTTGCCGCCGATGATATCATCCCCGCCGAAGCTTCCGCCATCGATGCCGCGGCGTCTGCGGAAGGTGCGGAAGTCCAGCTTTCCGATGTCGAGCAGCTGGCCGTGGAAATGGGGTGGAAGCCCCATGCCGAATACACCGGTACGCCCGAGCGGTGGAAGCCGGCCAAGGATTACGTGCTGGCGGAGCGCGAACTTGCCCGCAGCATGAAGAACACGATCCGCGGCCTCAAGGATCAGGTCGATCGCCTCGCCGTCGCCGGATCGAAGCAGACCGAGCGCGCCTTGCAGCGACAGGCAGACGAGATCAACGCCCGTTTCGAGAAGGCGGTAGAAACCGGTGACGCAGTCGGCGCCCGCAAGGCCGAGCGCGATCTGGTCAAGCTGGAGAGGGAAGCCGTTTCCGAGACGATGTCAGCGGAAGAGGGATTCGCCAGGGACAACCCATGGTATGGCAAGGACGAAGACGCGTCTGCCTATGCCGTGTCGATCACGCAGCGCGAGGCCGGCAAGGGCAAGTCGATTGCCGATCAGCTTGAGGCGGCCCGTGAGGGCGTCAGGAAGCGCTTTCCCGAACTGTTCGACGCGCCTCCCGTCACCAAGGCCCCGCCGATCGTCAACGCGCCGGGCTCGCGCGCCGCAGGGCTGGGCCGGGCGAAGGGTTATGCGGACCTGCCGGGCGATGCCAAGGCGGCCGCGGGCAGATATGCCGAGCTTTTCAAACAGAAATTCGGCACGGAGCTCGAAAAATCCAAGGCGGAATTTGCCAAGGACTATTGGGAAAACAAGGGCGATGCCTGATTTTTAGGCAGATGTTGACGTGACCCCCGAATGAGCATAGAAGGATCAAGCGAAATGCCGCGAGGCCAATACGAGCGCAATCCGATCGCAAAGGCGATCACCCAGCCGGCGGAAGCATCCCCGGCATTGTCTCAGCCTTCGGCCCGCGCCGAAGAAGTGCGCAGAGAGCGCCGCCGCCGTTCTGATGGCGACCTAGACAGGATGGGGCGGATGGCCCTGTCGATTCCTCCAGAAATCAAAGAGCGTTTGGACCGCGAGGGTAAAACCTGCCGCTGGGTCCGGGATGCATCGGGCCGTCAAATGGCCATGCAACGCGAGGATTGGGATGTAACGCCCGACGTCGAACCCGTGGCCGAAGCACGCGATACCGAAGGCAAGCTCGTGCTGATGGAGAAATACGGGGACTGGTACGACGACGACCAGCGCGCGAAAACCAACCTGCTCGATGAGCGGGAAAAGGCCATCGAGCGCGGCACGAAGATCGACCCCGAAGACCGCCGCCAGCCGGGTACGTCATATGTCCCTGCCGGCAACAAAATCTCACGCGAACGGGGTCTGTAACTTTCAGCCCCGCACAGGGGTTGAAGAATGGCTAACTCGAATGCACCGGCTGGTCTCATCGCCCGCCGTCTCCGCAACGGCTCTCCCTTCATGGGGGCTTGCCGCACCTATTTCGTCCCGGCGACCGACGCCACCGCGATCTTCATCGGCGACCCGGTGATCATCGCGGGCGACGGCGATACGGCTGGTACGCCAACCGTCACGCTGGCCACTGCCGCCACTGGCCGCATTACCGGCGTCTGCGTCGGTATCCGGCCCGGTGGCAATAACACGCTGATCCCGCCGCGCTACCGCGCCGCCTCGACAGCGGAATACATCATCGTCGCCGATGGTCCGGACGTGCTCTACGAAGTCCAGGAGGACGGTATCGGCGGTTCACTGGCCGCGACCAACATCGGCCAGAATATCAGCCTGATCGCTGGCAGCGGCAACACGACGACCGGCCAATCCGGCTGGATGATCGACAGTTCGACCGCTGCTGTGACCGCGACCCTGCAGATGCGCATTATCGGTCTGGAAAACCGGATCGGCAATGACATCGGCACGACCGCCAAATGGCTTTGCGCCATCAACCTTCCGACCGAAACCGGCGCTGCCGGCTCGCTTGGCGTCTAGGGGGAACTGAACAATGCCCGCAGGTATCATCACGCGCTCTGCGCACCCCGACGCGCTCTGGCCCGGCGTCAAGAAATGGTTCGGTCTGAACTACGACAAGGAGCCGGCCACGTGGTCGAAGATCTTCGAGAAGATGGGCTCCACCAAATATCAGGAGCGCATGGCGGAGGGGACGACGTTCGGCCTCGCTCCGTCGAAGACCGAAGCCTCGCCGATCCAGTATGATTCGGACGCTGAAGGCTATGTGGCGATCTTCCAGCACGTCGTGTACGGGCTGGGCTACATCGTCACCGAGGAGGAGCTGGAGGACAACCTTTACGAGGAAGTCTCCCAGTCCCGCTCCGCCAACCTGGCATGGTCGATGCGCACCACGGCGGAGTTCGTGCACGCCAATGTGTTCAATCGCGGGTTCGATACGGCCTATCCGATCGGCGACGGCCAGCCGCTCTTTTCGGCATCGCATCCGACGCTTTCCGGCAACCAGTCGAACCTCCTCACCGCAGCGGATTTTTCCGAAACGGCGATGGAGGACGCGACCAAAGCCGTGTGGCGGCTCCAGAACAACCGCGGTTTTCCGATCAATGGCGGTGTCAAGCGCATCGTCATCAACCCCGAAGATGCCTTCACGGTCACGCGGGTGCTGAACTCGGTGTTGCGCTCGGGGACCAACAACAACGACATCAACGCGCTGAACGCGATGGGCATCGTGCCCGATGTCGTGGTTAGCAAATACCTGACCGATACTGACAGTTGGTCGGTCCAGACCGATGTCCCGAACGGCTTGGTCTCGCTCTGGCGCCGCGACGTGACCCTGTCGAAGGACAACGACTTCGACACCGAGAACGCCAAGGCCAAGGCGACAATGCGTTTCGTGGCTGGCGCAGCCGATTGGCGATCCGTCCTCGGAAATGCCGGCGCCTGAATGATCTTCGGGGGCTGGCTTTGGCTGGCCCCCGCAAGATTGAGGAATGATCCATGCGCGTCGTGCCACAAGTCTGGAAACCTGGGGGCAGTTGGGGTTCTTGTCAACGATGTGGTTTCAAGTTCCGCCTGAACGAACTTCGGCTGGAGTGGAGTGGCCTGCGAGTTTGTCCTGAAGATTGGGACCCGCGCCCCGAGCAGCTTACCCCGCCCGTCGTGGGGCCTGAAGGCATCCCACGCCCAGACGCCTCCCCTGAACCGCCCGACGTGTTCGTCGGCACCGTAACTCCGGCAGACCTGTAATGGCGACCAGCGGCACGATCACCTCGCAACTCATCGTCTCGGAAATCGTCCGGCAGGCGATGATCGAACTTGGCGTTTTGTCGTCGGGCGAGGCTCCGGAAGCCGAAGAACTCGCGGATGGCATTCGCGTGCTGAACTGGCTTTTCAAATCCTGGCCGAGTCGCGGCGTCAACCTGTGGCGCGAGACGCAAGGATCTGTAACGTTCCCAATCGGCATCGCGACAGTGACGCTTGCCCCCTACTGCCTGGATGTCATGGAAGCGCGGTTCGTGCAGTCGTCCACCTATGAGCGGCCCTTGGCACGGTGGGAGAACGGCCAGTATCGCCAGATACCCAACAAGGCACAGTCGGGCTATCCGACCGCCTACTATCTCGACAAGCAGACGACCAGCATCAGCATGACGCTGTGGCCGGTCCCGAACGCCGATGCCACGATTCTGTACACCTATTCGCGCATTCCGCAGGACGTGACGGATGGGGCGGAAACGGTCGACGTGCCGCAGGAATGGACCGAACTCGTGTTCGTCTCGCTCGCGGCAAGGTTGATCCAGACCTTTGGCGTCAACCGCACCGATCCGACGACAGCGCAGATCATCGCCCAGCGTGCCGCGGCGCTTGAGCAGCAAATGTTGGATCAGGACCGCCCGGCGAGTCTGTTCCTTGGCTCCAGCTTCGGGCGTTCATTCTAATGCAGAGGGATTCCAAATGAGCGATCCAAATTATTTCCGCTTCGACGCAGGCGGGTCCGCGGTTTCCGCCGCCAATCCGCTACCGGTGACTGTCACTGGCGGTGGAGGGGGTGCCACAACCATCGCCAATGGCGCGGACGTGGCAGAGGGCTCCACTACCGACGCCGCCTATACCGATAGCACTGGCGCAGCCGCAGGTACGCAGGTCGGCCTTGAGAAGGGTCTGTTCGTCGCGATGAAGGCGACCGGCACCGGCGCACAGGCGATCCAGGGCAATGTTGCGCACGGTGTGACAGATGCCGGCTCTCCTGTCGGAATCGGTGGCTATGCCAGCACTGCGGTTCCAACCTCCGTGACGGCCGGCCAGCGCGTACATGCGTGGTACGGCATTTCCGGGCAGGCGATGGTCAATCTTACCGATGGTGTGAATACAACTTCTCTGTCCAATGGCTCTTCCGACGCACTCGGGACCACAAGCGTTGGGCTTGTCGTTCGCGCCTACAATCTCGTCTACAACGGCGCGACATATGACCGTGCACGGGGCGATACCGGGGGAACTGTAGTCCAGCCCCATGCCATGACGGCTTCGCGCTGGGTCTACGCCGCCGCGGCCAGCGGCATCACCAATACCACTACCGCAGTCACGTTCATTGCAGCCGCCGGTGCGGGGGTACGCAATTATGTGGCCGCGATCCAGATATTCGCCGGTGCACTCGGGGCCGCAACGGAGATCGCAATTCGCGATGGTGCGGCCGGTACGGTTCTTTGGCGCGGCTGGATCGGGACTGCGGGCTACAGCGATTCCATCATGTTTCCAGTTCCACTGAAGGGTACCGCCAATACACTGATGGAAGTCGTCACACTGACGGCCAGCATCACCGGTGCTGTCTATTTCAATGCCCAAGGCCATCAGGGGAGCTAGACCATGAAATACCAGATCAAGCGCGTGATTCCGGGCGAAGAAGGAGCAGATCCCACCTATGAAGACGTGGAGGTTTTCGAGGAAAAGCCAGCGCCTGCGGTGACGTTGGGCGGAAGGTTGCTCGCGCTTCAAAACGAGACGGGCTTCGAGCATATCGCGACCTGATGTGTTGATACCCTATGGCATTCAAGAATATCGACGTGCCGACATTCCCCGGATTCGGCTTGAAAACCTGTATGCGGAAAAAACGCCGTCAGAGCCGGGCAATCTCGTGCTTCTGCCTCGGCCCGGTCTCTCGCCCTACCATGATCTGGGCAGCGGCCGGGTCCGCGGGGTATTCCAGCAATCCGGCGCCCTGACCGACGCCCTGTTCACTGTCTCGGGCACGACGCTCTACAATGGCACCATGGCCATCGGCACGATCGGGGGCACGGGCCGCGTCAGTATGGCCGCCACGCTCAATGCCTTGCTGATCGCCACTGGAACCGCGTTGTACGCCAGTGATGGCGTAACGGTGGCGCCGATCGCCTTTCCCGATAGCGCAGGTGTGACATCGGTCGGGTTTATCGGCGGCTATGCCATCGCCGCGCGCGCCAATTCCCGGCGCATCTATTTCACGCTCGATCCCTTTGTCTGGGATGGCCTGGATTACATCGCTACCGAACAATCCACGGGTGACATCGTCGGCTTCTCGATCGTCAGCGATCAGGTATGGACGTTCTGTGAGCAGGTGACGGAGATTTTCGTCACGACTGGCGACGCAGACGCTCCCTTGCAACGCGTGGAAGGCAGGTTGCTCGACAAGGGCTGCATGGCCCGCGACACGATCGCCAAGCTTGACAACACAGTGTTCTGGGTTGGGCATGACGGGATCGTCTATCGGGGCGATAGCACCCCTCAGCGGGTCTCGGATCATGGTATCGAGGAGCGTATCGCCGAATCCACGCTGAGCGATTTGAACGCATGGTCCTTCCCGTGGTTCGGGCACACTTTCTACGTTCTCAACACGTCAGACGGGACCTTCTCCTACGACGCAGCCACACTACAGTGGCACGCGCTTTCGAGCCTTGGCCGGCCAAAATGGCGCGCATTGACGGGAGTATTGTTCGACCGCGATGTCATTGCCGGCGACGATACGTCGGGGCAATTATGGCGCCTCGATCCGGACCTGTTGAGCGACAACGGGACCCCTATCCAGCGCTGGTTCACGGTGTTCATCAAATCGCCCGGCTATGTCGATAACGTCACGGTCAATTGCTCGACCGGCGACACTGGCCCGACGCCTTCAACGCCCGGCACCATGGAGATGCGGGTATCCCGAGATGGCGGGAACACGTTCGGTGATTTCCGCGAAAAATCGCTGGGCGAGCAGGGCAAATATCGGACGCGCGTCGTCTATCGGCGCTGTGGTATTGTCGATCAGGACAATTTCGTCATGCAGTTCCGGGTCACGGATCCAAGGCTGTCGCGCATTTCCTATATCCGGATCAATGATCCGCTTGGTGGACGGTCGCGCTGATGCCGCTCAAGCTTCCCCGCTTGCCTGCGAACCAACAGCTTATCAATGCGGATGGTACGCCAACGATCGTCTTCTCGCGCTGGTGGCAATCCATGGCAGAGCAGATCGAGAACTCGATCAATGGCATCCAGGCCGCGCTTGATGCAGCCGCGGCCGCCAATGCCGCAGCTGATGCTGCCAATGCCGCAGCGGATACCGCGCAAGGCGCCGCTGATGATGCTCAGGCGGCAACGGACGCTGCCAAGGAAGAGCAAAGCCTGATCAATAGCTATGTCGCCAATTTCACCGGCACTTCGGTTCTGAGTTCGGATACATCGGGCAATGTAACGATCGTTAATCATGACCGGGTCTATGGCGATAGTACGCTCAATCCGACTGTATCCGTGACCGGGGCCGTCGTCGCGAGCGGGCAGGCCGCAGGGACGATCGTTCGCATCTATTACGACGATCCGTTTCGGGCTGGCGGAGCGGTATCCTATCAATGGACGACCGACGCATCTGTCGCCGTGCAAGGGGGCATTCGTCACTCTGTGGGGGCTGTCGAAGTGCCAGCAACGGGAACATCGGATGGCGGGTTCGTACAGCCCCCCGGCTATTCCTCGAAATTCCCGGATTATTGACGCCCCTTGCTGCCTGATATATAGGCAGTATCAGATCAGTCCCGGAGCGGGATAGCCAAAGCAGACTGATCATTCGCCACTTCCTTCGCATCGCAGATTCAGTGGACGTGCTGCCCATGCTGGCAGCGCTTGCGGCGCGTCCGGACCTGTGGAACGCGAACGATCTCCGCACGACCTATCCCGGCAGCCCGCATGCCGATGTCGATGACATCTGGTGCCGGTTCAACCGCACGGATGGTGACGTTGCGAACGATATCCAGTGCTACGCCTATCCGGCATGGGATGAACTTCCCGTCAAGGATTTGGTGCTCAACCTGATGCGCCGGGTTAGCGGTACACAGCTCGGCCGCGTGATCATTACCCGCCTCGCTCCCGGCAAGACGATCGCCCCGCATGTCGATCAGGGCGCGCCGGCCGAATTTTACCAGCGATACCATATTGCCCTGCAATCTCTGCCGGGCTGTCTTGTCTATAGCGGGGAGGAGGTGATCAGCGTCTCGGGCGGGGAGGTGTTCTGGTTCGACAATCGGGCCGAACACTCCGTTTCCAATAACAGCGCTGACGATCGCCTTGTGATCGTGGTGGACATCTGCACATGTTGAGCGCGTCGCCCGAGCCATTCGCGCCATTCTTGGAGGAGGTGAAACCCCTTCTCCATGATCATTGGCTTGAACTCGCCCTGGATCAAGAAAGGGTGCCGCTCGATCCGCAATATGACGTATATCTTGAGCGCGACCGGCGCGGAGAGATGTCCGTCATTGCGCTTCGCGATGCTGGCGCGCTGGTCGGTTACGCCGTCTTTTTCGTAGCGCCCGGTCTGCATTACAAGACCTGCCTCACCGCCACGATGGACATATTCTGGACCAGGCCGGAAGTGCGTGGGGCAATGGGCGGCGTGAAGCTTTTCAGGGCAGCGGAGGCGGAATTGAAGCGTCGCGGGGTACAGCGCATGTTCGTCGGGTCGAAATGCCATAAGGACGCGTCGTTTCTGTTCGAACGCCTCGGCTATGTTGAAGTTGAGCGATATTATTCCTGTTGGCTGGGCGATGAAACTCGCCCGAATGCGGAGTAGGGGCCACGGTCGCGGTAGCAATCATCGGAGCTGCAGTCGTCGGGGCTGGCGCGAGCGTTGTTTCATCAAGCAGCGCTTCAAAATCTGCGACCAAAGCTGCAGACAAGAACAATGCGCTGCAAACCGACATCTACAACCAGAACAAAGCCGCCCTCGCCCCCTATCAGGACGGCGGCAAGGCCACGACGGCGATCAACTCGCTGTTGGGGCTTGGCGGTGATCCGACTGCCTCGAAAGCGGCACTCCAGAACTATTATGATTCGACCGGCTATGACAGCCGCCTTCAACAGGGGCAGAACAGCGTCACAGCGGCGCTCGGTAGCCGGGGGTTGCTGGAAAGCGGCGCGGCGCAGAAATCGCTCCTGAAATACGGCCAGGATTACGCATCCAACGAGTTCGGGAAATATCTCGGCTATCTCGGTACCCAGCAACAGACCGGGCTGTCTGCGGCCTCTGCCCAAGCCGGTGTCGGGCAGGGCTATGCGAACGCCGTTTCGAACAATAATAACACCGCCGCGAACACGGTGTCGAATGCCGCGCTGTCGAACGCGAACACGATCAATAACACGATCAGCAGCGCATTGTCAGCTTATGGCTACAGCAAGGGGATGGGATCGAGCTACGGTCAAACGCCAGCCAGCCGTGCGGCGAATTTCAGTTTGCCCGGCATGGGCGCAAACGATTATTCGAACGGTTAGTGCAGTGACAGATTTTTCCATCCTTCAAACGCCTAATTTTGCTCAAGCGGCCCTCGGAGGCTATCAGGCGGGCCGCCAGATCGGCCAACAGAACCGCATGGATACGGCGCTAAAGCTATATGCGAGTGATCCGGAAGCTGGCACGCAGGCGGTGTCCGCGCTTGATCCGGAGCGTGGCTACAAGCTGTCCGAAATGGCGCGGGAAAAGCAGATTCGCGAATTGACCGCAAAGGTCTATACCCAAGCTCCACCGTCCACCGATGGACAGGCGGCCGGTTTCCAGCTCAATCAATCCGCGCTGAACGATCTAGCCAAGGTCGATCCAGAATCTGCATACAAGGCTCAAGCTTTTTTCAGGACCGCCAATGCTGCGCAGATCAAACAAGTAACGGATCATCTTCAACAAAAGGCTAACGCGGCCGATACGCTTCTGTCTGTTCCGCCGGGGCCGGAGCGTGGTGCACTGTTCGCTCAGATGCGCCCGAAGCTGATGGCGCAGGGCTACACACCGCAAGAACTGGATTCGGTCGATCTCAGCGACAAGATGCTGGTCCGCGACAAGCTGATCGGGCTGTCATTCGAGCAGCGCAAGGCAGAGCAGAAAGTCGATTACAAGGTCGTGCCTCCCGGCGGCTATCTTCAGGGCTTCCGATCGGATGGCACGCCACTCGGGGATATTCAGACGACGCCTCCAGCTGATACGGCTCCCCAGCCAACTTCTCAGGCTGGCCGCTATGCTGGCCCCGATCCCATGGCGTTCAGGGGCGGTGTCGAAACGAGTGGGCGGCGCACGCCCAAGGGCAATGCCGCAGTCGGCGGGGTAGACGATTCCGGCCACAAGGAAGGCGGTGCGCTCGATTACGTCCCCAAGGCCGGCGAAACGCTGCAACAGCTCCAGCAGCGTGCGCGGGATTATTTCGGCGATACCGCACGTATCGGTATCCATAACGGCACGCATGTTCATGTCGAACTGCCCGGCTTCCATGATGTGCCGTATTTCGGGGCTCGGGGTTCTGCCGGTGCCCCAAGCGGCATGACGGCGGCGCAACTGATCTCCAGCGCCAATGCGGCCATTGCCAAGGGCGCGGACCCCGACAAGGTCCATGCCCGCCTGCGTGAACTGGGGGCGGAGTGATGGAAGATCCTTTCGCCGATCTCATCCCCGGTGCGCACAAGGCCCCGGCGCGCATCTATGGCGGCCCAAAGCCGATCGATCCTGCCGAACAGGAGCGCCTAACCCTTTCGCAGCGTGAGGACGCGCGCCAACAGCAAATGCAGCCGCTCGATATCGCGGCGAAACAGGCCTCGATCGCCAATGCGCTCAAGACAGGCGATGGCTCAAGCATCGAAGAGAAGAAGGCCGCCGCTTTCCTGACGCGCGCTCTTGGTGCCAATTCATCCTATGAGGCTACGGGCATTGGACCGCGGTCGTATGTCGGCCAGAAGTTCGTGGATAGCGCTCCGGACATACTCAACAGCCTTCCTTCGTCGGTTGGGAATAGCCCCGACAGGCAGGTTGCGGATGCCGCGCAAGACGAGTTCATCGCCGCATCGCTAAGGCAGGATTCCGGCGCCGCCATCCCGCCTGCGGAGTTGGAGAAGCAGCGTCGGATTTATTTTCCGATGCCAGGCGATGGCCCCGAAGTGCTTGCGCAAAAGCGTGCGGCACGTTTGCGGGCAATCATCGGATTGAAAGCATCGGCCGGTCGTTCCGTGACTCCCGAACAGGCGGAATTGGTCAAATCGATAGGTCCCGATCTCGACAAGGCCATGCACGGGGAGCAGACGCCAGCGGCAAAACCGCAGGTCCGCATGAACGACGGCACCGTTCTGGAGCGCCAGCCAGACGGGGCCATGTTGAAAATCTATGCCGTTCCGAGCCCGAGCGGCGCGATCGACAACATGATCGGGCCGCGCGCCGGTGAATATGTGCCTGCGGACCTGACGCTTGGCCCGGACGGAAAATACACCCGCGCCGATGGGAAGCCCGTCACGCGCGCGGATGTTGAGGCGCGCTTCAAATATTCCGATCCGAATAGCGATGAATATCAGGGTGCCTTTGAACGCCAGTTCGGCGACAAGCCGGAGATGGTGGTTCGTGTTGTCGGCGGCCATGATCCGAATGCTGAGGAAATCAAGCAGGATCGCAGCGGCGTGCTCGGCACGATCGATGCTCCTGTCAGGGGCGCGGCGGATGTCCTGTCGTTCGGGCTGGCTGATGAATTGGCCGCTGGTGCGGACACCGTTTTCGGCGGCGGCACGATGCGCGACAATCTGCGCCGTGAGCGGGCGATCGATACATCGGATGAGCAGAACCATGCGCTCGGTCGTTTCGGCGGCCAGTTGGGCGGTGCCTTGATGCTCCCGACAGGCGGTGCGCGGACGCCTCTTCAGCTTGGCGCTCTTGGTGCTGGCTATGGCGCCGCATATGGCTTTGGCAGCGGCGATCAGAACGGAGAAGGCGTGGGCGACCGGCTCAAGCGCGGCGCCCTTGGTCTGGTGACGGGTGGCGCCCTAGGCTATGGCGGCGGCACTCTGGCGGATCGCATTGCTGGTCGCGCTGGCGGCGGCCCGCGCCTACCCCCCGGTGGGGGCCCGGCGCAAGACATTGCCCGTGCAGGCCAGGAGGAGGGCGTCGCACTTAGCCGCCCGATCGTGGATCCTTCCGTCCGCACCCGCATGGCATATCTGGAATCATCGCCGGGAAGCGGTGAGCCGGTCAGGGCTGCGTTGCAAGGGACCTCAAACGATATAGAGGGTCGCGCTGCAGCTCTTGGCGCTGGTGGCACGGCGCAGGAAGGCGGCGCGCTTGGCCAGCGCATTCAGGACGCAGGGCAGCGCTTTGTCGATCGGAGCAGGGATGTCCGGAACCGGCTATACGACCGCGCGGCCAATCTTGCCGGCAATGCGCAGGTTCAGCCGACTGAAGCGATTCAGGTCCTTGACGACAATATCGCCCGGCTTTCCCGCAATGGGAACACCAACAAACCCATCCTCGATTATCTTCAGGAGGTGCGGGGCGATCTCGCGAGCGGGGCAAAGACGCTGGCGGATATTCGCGATATCCGGACCAACTTGCGTGGCAATATCAGCCAGCGCAATCTGATGAACACGCCGGCCGAACGCATCGTCGGACAGGTTCTCGACGCAGCTCGTACCGATATCCAGCGCGATCTGACGGCATCTGCGCCGGGGGCGGTGAATGCCTATCAGCGCGCCGATCGTTTCAATGCCCAACGTTCCGATGAAATCCGGCAGATAGTGCAACGGGTCATTGGCCGGGCGGATGATCGTCTCGGTGGCGAACAGGTGATGGCGCGTATCAAGGCCATGGCCGGTCCTAACGGGGATTCCGCTCGGCTTGCGCGAATGGTCGATAAACTCACGCCGCAGGAGCAGGCGGATTACGCAGCCACGATTGCCGCCTCTCTCGGGCGCCGCTCCGCAGACGAAGAGTTTTCGCCCGCCCTGTTCGTCAATGGCGTCCGCGCCATCTCGCCTGCCGCCCGTCGCACGATTTTCGGGGCCGATGGCGCGCGCTCGATCGAGAACCTGCGGACGCTTTCCGAAGCGCTTCGCGATACCCGCGGCGCACTCAATAATAGCCGTTCAGGCGTTGTGGCCAACTGGGGCGCGTTCCTGCGCAATGTCGGCTCCGGCGGCACTTTGGGCGCTTTGGCGGGGGGTGTCCCGGGAGGCATCACCGGTGCCGCTATCGGGACCGGGCTAAGCGCTGTTGGCGCTGGCGTGCGCAATCTGTCGGCTCGCGCGCTGATGTCACCCGATATGAGCAGGTGGCTGGCCGCCGCGCCGCGATCGGCCACGTCCCAGGCCATCGCCGACCATATCTCGCGTCTGACGACGGTCGCCGCGCGTGATCCCGCTATCTCCAGCGAGGTTCTTGGATTGCAAAAGGCGCTCAGGGGAATGAACGATAATATGCCGATCAACCGGGCCGCAGCCAGCCAGCGTGACGAGGAACAGTCCAAGGCACAATAAGCGCAGGATTCTGGATTTCCCGCCCATTGCCCAAGAACCGGCCGTCAATGCCAGCAATTCCCATCCGGTCATTTCGGATCGCTACCAAAACTTGCCCGATGCAGCAACATGCCGTATGGGGATGGCAGACGTACCCCGCAGGCGGGTCATGCCTCTATTGAGCGGGTCCGTCCATGTCACAAATCTTTGTCTCTCCATTCGTGCGCGCGACGCAGGGGTCGGGCGCGATTGCGGGAGGCGCCTTCCTTTATTTCTACCTCAGCGGCACGACAACCCCGGCAACGGTCTACGCCGATAGCGCCCTGACGACTGAGCTCCCCAGCCCTGTTCCGGCCAATGCGTTCGGCGTGTTCCCGAACATCTTCCTCAATCCCAACACCATTTACCGGGTCGTAGAGAAGACAGCAACTGGTGCGGTACTCGGGTTCGATGCCGATCCGGTCTACGGGCAGGACCCATCGGCGGCGGTGAATGCCGCGGCCATCGTCGCCGAAACCGAGCGCGCGGAAGGGGTGGAATCGGATCTCAATGTTCGCCTGACGACGGCGGAGGGGGATATCGATGTCCTTCAGACCAATGTTGCAGCATTTCAGGGAACGATCACGTCGGGCCGCAGGGCCTATGCTACCTATGCCAGCGCGGTAAGCGATGCAGCAACGCCGGTCATTTACCCGGCCGTCATCGCCGGCACTGTCGCCGAAGTTCCCCTGACGGATACCGGCACGCATACCGATCCTGTCGTCGGCGGTACAGTCAACAATTCCGGTATCTTTCGCTGGTCCGTCTCCCCGGCCGGCTGGCGACGGATGTATGACATCGATGCGGCGGCGGCGCAGACCTATTCCACGCTGGCAGGTCATTTTGCGAACGACAGCACCGATGTACAAGTGCCGGGGCAGGGCGACACAGCGGCCCGCGGTTCGCAATATTGGTCGATCACCAGCTCCACGGCGGCCACGCTGGCGGGTCATTTCGCCAATGACAGCACGGACGTTCAGGTCCCCGGCCAAGCCGACACCGCTGCCCGTGGTGCGAAATACTGGTCGATCCAGGCCGCCGCACTGGCCTCGGGCCAGACGATCGGTCTCGTACTGCCGAGCCTGCCGGTTCCCGCCGATATCTTTGCCGAGTTTTTCGACAGCAAATATTATTTCCAGGGCTATACCTATGTCGTTTTCACGAACTGGGTATCAGGCACAACCGGCACATTCACGCGCGGCGGTTCCAACCATCGCTATATCAATTCCAGCGGCATCATGGTCAATGGCAGCGCAAACGCGGCCCGGATCACTTACGATCCGGTAACGCTTGCGCCGCTTGGGCTTCTCTATGAGCCATCCGCGACTCAGCTCTTTTCCGACAGCCAGGCGATCAACACAGCGACATGGCATTTCGTGCTCAGCGCCGCCACGACGACCGATAATTACGCCACCGGCATTGACGGTACTACGAGCGCCGGTTTCCTGATGGAGACGGCGGTCAACAATCAGCATTACATGTGGTACCGCGATCCGATCCTGACGATCACGTCGGGCCTGTTCTATGCCTATCAAATCTGGCTCAAGGCGGCTGGCCGCACGAAACTCAAGATCACGCCGTCGACGGATCTGGGATTTGGCGCGGCCTTCACGGTCGATCTTGGCGCCGGAACCGTCAGCAATCCAGCCTATACGCTGGAGGCATGGCAGAACGGATGGTTCCGCCTGTGGCGTTCCGGAACCGCCACGGCAACAGCTGTGCCCAATATTATCTATCAACTTCTCGACGCATCCGGGGCCACCACCTATACCGGGGACGGCGTTTCCGGAATGTATTTTTCCGGCCACCAGCTTGAACAGGTCTCGGCCGCTGGAAAGCCGCCAACATCCTATATCCTGCGCGTAGGGACGACTGCGGCTGTCCGATCGGCCGACGCCCTTCAGATGACGCTGCCAAGCACTGTCAGCAAGATCACCTATACGCTCAGCGACAATTCACAGCAGATTATTTCCGTTGCGTCCGGCTCGTACACGGTTCCTACCAACCTCAACAAATCGACAATCAAGAGCTTGATCTCGGTCGATCTGTCGACGGTTGGTAGTCCGGTCACCAGCGTAGCCGGAAGGATCGGCGATGTCGTGTTGGCGCAGGCCGATATTACTGGCCTGAAGACGACCAGCAGCCCGACATTCGTAGGCATTACAACGACGGGCGTAAGCCAGGTTTTCGGTGGTGGCTCGGTCTTCACCAACGATATCTGCCTGTTCAAATGGTCGATCGGCGCCGCGGCCCTGACCAATGCCGCCCGCGCCATCATCATCGGCAATGGTCCTGCGGCAGGCGTTACGACATGGTCAAACAGCATCGTCATCGGCCACGATGCCGCCCATGCCGCAACCAACATCTCCACTTCGGTAGTGTCTGGCGATACAGCGGCGGGAAGTAGCCCCCTTGTGACCGGTTCCGAGGTGGTCGGAAATGAGGCTGGCAATGGCCCCTCGATCAGCGGTTCGCAGATCTTCGGCAATTTGGCGCGTTGCGGTGGCGTCGGCTCTTCGGTCGTTCGCTCCTGCGTGTTCGGCCAGAATGGCATGTTCTACAACGGGTCGACCGATACGGTAGCCATCGGCCAGAGCGTCGGCCTCGGCGTGGCCCCGGCCGGTACATATACGATCAACCAGAGTGTTATGATCGGATCGCAATCCGGCAAGCTGTCTGGTGGTGGAACGCTTACCGGCCTGATCCTGATCGGCTACAACATCCAGGCACCCACGCCGACGACGAGCAATTACATCTCGCTCGGTGACGCCTTCATCCAAAACACGGCGACGGGCGCAACGAAAATCCAGAAAGCGGGTGGTGGCAGGGCGCTATTCTCGCTACCGGGGCTTGCCGCATCGACCAGTTATGCCAATGATGCGGCGGCGGCGGCGGGCGGTGTTGCCGTCGATGAATTTTACCGCAACGGTAGTGCCGTTCAGGTGCGAGTGGTTTAACCAGAGGAACAAGACAATGCGTGACGATCATTTCGACAAATTCGCCAAGGTAAAGGATGCCCTGACCGCGGCCGAAACCGAACATCCCGACAGTCGCCCGCTGAAGGTGCTGCACGCCCGCGCGGCTGAGGCGCTGGACGGCTTCTCGCATCTGTTCACCGATGATCAGTATGTCGCACTCGGTGGTGGTACGCCGAAAATCGATCCGGGCAGCGACAACAGTTAATGATCTTCTGGCTCGTCCTCTACGGTACGCTGGCCGGTTTCGCGCTATGGGCAACATGGCACGACCGGCATCTGCGGACCGTGGGGGCGATGCTGGTCATCGATTACATCATTTCGAACATGGCATGGTTTTCCAGCAACGCACATGACCGGGCGGGCATCTACACAATGCTCGAAATCATGATCGTCGTCACTGCGTATATCGCGCACTCGTTCTGTAGTTCGGTGCGCACGCACTGGTTATTGAGGGGCGTCGTGGCAGTATCCGTGGTGTCGATCTGCATCAACATCGCGTTTTCATCCATAATGGTTCCGATACCTTATCAGACCTATATTTATGACATTGCGACGAACATGTGTTTTGCCGCAGAGTGCCTCTTGATGATCACGGGAGGGGTGCTTGATGGTGTGGGGGCTGGTCGTTTCGATCATTGGTCTTGGCATCGCCGGGATCATTCTCGATCGCATGTGCGCCCCTCGCAAAGGAAGGAGCCGTGATCCATAGCGCGCAGACGGCGGCCGATATCATCCGGCCGTGGATCAGCACTGGGTTTCTGGGCGGCATTTTGATCGCGGTTTCACGATACGGCAAGCCGGTTTCGGATTACCTGATCGAAACCGCGAAGATTCGGGCGCAGACGAAGAAAGACGACCGGCAGGGCTATGGCGGCCTGATCGAGGCGCTATCGAAGGAAGTGGCGGCCCTCCGCGAGGAGAACGCGGCGCTCCGCGGCGAAGTCCGTCAGCTGCATGGCTTGATCGATGGGATACGGCGTGGCGATTTGCAGGCGCGAACCAGTGCACAGGTTATCGAGCTTCATGCATTGCCGGCGGCCTCGATCCCGCCCGCGACTGCCGCATCCCTTGAGCGAATGGAAGGAAAGAGCGAATGACCCAATTGTCTCGACATTTCACGCTTGAGGAACTGACGCATTCCGACACGGCGGTGCGGCATGGCATCGACAATACGCCGCTGCCCGAGCATTTGAAGAACATGACCGAGCATCTCGTGCCGCTGTTGGAACAGATCCGTGAAGTCTGCGGCGGCAGTGCGGTCAACGTGCATGACGCCTACCGCAATCCGAGGGTCAACAAACTCGTCGGCGGCACGGCTACGAGCGCGCATCCGCTGGGCTATGCGGCTGACATCGATGTACCGGGGCAGGCCCCAGCCACGACGGCCAAGCTGATCGCGGCGGCGATGAAGGCACGCAAGATCAGCGCCGATCAAATGATTTTTGAGTCAGGCCGCAGGACGGTCCACGTATCTGCCGATCCACGCGCGCGGGGCATGATGGGGCATCAGCCGGGCGGGCCAGGGACGCCGATCAACTGGTCGTATTTCTCGTGACCCAACGCGAACAGCTCATAGCCTATCTCTCGACGCTTGGCGTGCTCGCGCTGGTGTTCGGCATGGCACTCATCGCCGGGATCATCAGCGGTGCGGTCATCGGCAAGATCGAATCCTTTGGGCTGGGCACCATCACGGGCGGCCTGATCGGCGTGCTCCGCATTCCGGCGGCGCGCCCTGTCACGACGGGTTCAACCGAAAGCGGTGACGTGAACGTTGCCACAAAGGAATAGTCATGGGCATCATCTTCTCGATCCTGGGCTTCGGCAAGAGCATCGGCGCGTTTCTCGGAAAGATTCCATGGCAAGGATATGCGTCCGCCGCTGGCATCCTCGCCCTCCTGTTCGCATGGCACATTCACTCCGGATGGGAGAAGCGCGCATACAACGACGCCTTCAACGCCGGGTGGACGAAACAGAAGGTCTACACAGACATCAACCTGCGCTCGATCGGGACGTTGCAGCAAGCGCTGGCCGACAAGAGCCGGGAGAGCGACAAAAGGGCCTCTGATTTAGCCGCCAGCAAGGCACAGGACGCAGCGGACGTGAAAGCGGCCGATGTAGCGCAGAAAGCCGATGCGTCGCGTAGGGGGCTTCTGGCGGGCATTCGGGACGGTGCGGCGCTCAAGCCTTCGTGCCGAGTGCCAGATGCGCTATCAAAGGCGCTGGACGGGTTATGATGCTGCGGCACCATCCTATCGCCTTACGGTTGGATAGCAGCCCTGATCTGGTGGGTATCAGGAAAGTTCGTATCTGGCGCCGCAGCATCAAGGCCGTGGAGGGAACCTGAGAATGAGCAAGCTATCATGAAACATCTCGCAATCGCAACCCTTCCCATGGCCCTCGCGGCCTGCGCTCATGGAGACCCGCTGCCCCCCGCGGTCGATGTGAGAACCGTTGACCGTGTAGTCGAGGTTCAAAGGCCCTGCGCTGTCACTGCGCCAAAACGGCCAGCACCATTGGCGAAACCGCTTCCGACAGACGGTATCGCGCTGGCGGCCGATCTCGGGTTGAAGCTCGGGGAATATTCAGGACCCGGCGCTTGGGCGGACAGGATGGAGGCGGCTCTGCGGAATTGCACGAAGCCGTAGACACTTGCGCTGAGCGATGATAGCCAGCGCAAGCTGCGGCGGCGCGAAAGCGCGAGGACTGACATTCTCTGGTTGCGGGTTCGATTCCCGTCTCGTGGACCTCTAGCCTGTCAGGGCGATGTGGGAGCGATGAACAGGTTGCCGCGCCGCAGCACCTTACTCCGATAGCCGCATCGCGATAAAGACATCGGTTAGCACCTCACGGATATCCTCGCCAAAATGGCGTGAGTGAAATTCTGCAATCCCCGCCTGAATCATCTCCTCGGTGATCTCAAATTCCGGTTTGGTGCTGGAGGATGTTCCGCCGATTACATCTGGACCTATTATGTTGGAATTTGAGATTGCCACTTTGCCCGGCCCAGCGTGCCATCCGCAGACATGCGATTCATCAAGAGCGAACCATCTGCCGCAATTATAGCATATGCAATTATAAGGTGCCGTGCTCACCGTTCTTTTCATCGTCCGTCTCCACAAATTCGAGATCACCGGTCGCAACCCAAGCCGGGCCATTTTCAAAGCCGCCGCGCGGAACCTTGCCATTGATCTTGCGAACGGTCCATGCGTGCTCACCGATGTAGATCGAGGTATCTTCCGGCCCCATATCCCATCCCGGCGAAACAATGAGTCCAGCGCCGTCAAACGGTTCCATTTCCGGCTTCACGTCCCATCCATCACCACGCCTGATGCGAAAGATAGCTTTGCGTTCGTATATCATAGCTCAATCCTTCCGATCCCGGATAGCAGCGGCAGTGATGAGCAGCGCCTCATCATAGCAAACGATGCAGTCTTCCCAGCCGAACTTGCCGTGCAGACATTGATCGGCCTTTATCGCGGGCACGCGATAGCCCTCAGCGATAGCGGTTTCCAGTAGCGCCGCGCATTCCTCCCGAACCCGCGCCTCAACAAGCCTGGCGAAGGCGAGGATGGCTTGAATCTCGGCGTGGTGCCCATCGCTATAACGATCGGAACGGACAAATTCAGCATCTGCATGTAGGCTCTGCTTATCGTATTCCTTCGCTAGCATTTCACGCGCCAGTGCGATGCGTTCGGAGTCGGTCATGAGGGGTCGCGCAGGATGTCATGAACGCGCCGTATGTCCGTGTCGGTAGGTGGCCGATCGAACGTGACGAACAGCACCCGCCCATTGCCGGGGTCGCGACCTATGCCGATCGCGCGGGCTGGCCCAGCTGGCAATGGTTTGGAGCGAGGAATATAGGAATGATAATCGTCTTCGATATTGGGATGGTAGTTCACATTCCCTCTCCTTGGGTACGCAGGGCCATCACCGCTCACCGCCATATTGATGCTGAGCATAATCACGAGCGCGCATCTCGGCATCCGGTCCGGCGAAAATAGCCTGCTCGATCTCGCCCTCGACGCCGGTTGCCTCGACATTCCAAGCGCCGTATTCGCCGTCGCCAATGCGCGGGGCAACATTCACTGCGGTATGGGTCGTCATTTCACTTCTCCTCGGTTAATGGTCGATCGAGCTCGGTGCGGACGTAGCGATCATTTGCAGGGTGAGCAAGTCAGCGGAGCGAAACAGCATCTTTGGGATGGCTGCATCCATATCGTGCGACAGATCGTCCATTTGCCTGAGCGCTTCGTTTCGCACTTCGCGCGCCAGCCTCTCCCTCTTCCCTGGATCGGGTTGCGAGATGGCCGGAAGGCCACCCACGGCCTCCTTCATCACCGCGATAGCCATGTCCTGTGTCACGCCGCGCCGTCGCATCTCGTTCCACCATCCGGTGCGAAGCGCTGTGATCTCCGCATTCAACTGCTCGATCGTCTGTTGAAGCTCGATCACTTGGGGTTCTCCTCAAGGTGGGCGCGGACAGCGAGGCCGAGCGGACTTATAGTGTTCCTCCAGCCACCAATCAGTCCAAGCAATCGCAAGGACCGTGCCGTTTTCATCGACGCGTAGACGGTCCCGCCGAAGCGTTCAGATGAAACGAAGCCTTCGATCATCGCCTCGCGCTGCGCCTTCGTCAGCCTACTCCCCATCGTCTCGATATCTTCAGCCATTGGCTGGGTCCTTGGGTAGGGGTTCTTGGCACTGGGGCGGCTGGGCCGTTCCACGGGGCTGCCCAAGCTCGCCGAAGTGTCTCAATGCCGCTCGCCCGAGTTTGCGGTTCGGGCTGTCGGTTACCGAAGCGTCCAGCCCGTCAATGAGGTTGGCAGTGACAGCACGCTCGGCCAGTTCCGCGAGGATCGCAGCGTCATCATCGGCGAATGCACAGTTGCCGCCTGTCACGCGCTTTGCGGCCTCTCTGACGGCCATGCACACCTCTTCGTTGCCCATGCCCTCCCCCGCTTTCAGGTCAGGGGTGACGGTAGGGTGACGCGCGATAGCGTGATCTTCTTCATTGATCACGCGCCCAGCGATGAGGACGTTGAAGATCGTCCCCTCAACGTCACCTTCCCATTCTTCGGTGCCGTCGCACACCGTCCAGTTTTCGGCGTCCAGAAGCTTGGCGAGATAGTTGATCGCGAAGTCGGCGCCCTCGTCCATACCGCGAGCATGTGCGCGCTCGGCAGCTTCCGCCCTGGTGGGGGTGTTGTTGGTCATTGGGGTATCCCTTCGCGCATGGTCCGGTCGAACTCTTCAGCAATTATTTTTCTTGCCCTATCAATTGCCAAGCCTCGCGGTATTGTCATTGGGGGCGTCTCGCCGGGCTCGTATGAGAGCACGAGCTCCAGTGCCGCGAGAAGCTTGTCTTCTAGATTTAGACGTGGATTAGAGATGGTCATCATTCTTCCCTTCATGCAGGTGGTCGGGGGATGGAGGTTCGTCGCGGAAGCTCTCGGCCAGCGTCTTGCGACCGAGCATCACTTCAAGCGTGCGATCGACTTCGTTCTCAAGATGACGCTCGTATTCGAGCCGACCATAGGCATTGCACATGTTCCAATTCCAGCCGCGGTTGATCGCCTGGGTGCGGTAGGCGTTGCGCTCCTTGATCAGTTCATCGATGCGATTCACCTGCCCGATCAGCGCCTCATTGACCCGAGCCGCCGCACACGGCAGGCATTCCACCGCGCGCTTGTCGCCCTGAAACACCTCGCCACATCCAGGGCAGTTGCAGAAATATTCGCCCGGCGCGTAGAACATCAGCGGCCATGGCTTCGCCCGCCCGCCCTGTTGTTCGCTATCCTGCGGCTTGGGGGTCATGATTCACCTCGTGCTTTGGCGATGGCGGCGAGGGCAAGCGCCTGCATTGCCTGGAGCGTGTACATGTGCAGCCCGTCGCTTTCGTTTTCGGCGATCTTGAGGAGCGCTGACAGCATGGCGGGCGCAGCGGCGATCAAACGGGCATCTGCAAGAGTGCATTGGTTGGCGACATTCGACGCGCCTTCAACAGACCACAGGCCCATATTCGGGTTGCCAGCCGATGGGCCATCTACGCGCCAAAATCCCGGCGTATGCTTATCCACGATCATCTTCCTTCATAGGGGTGGCGGAGAGGGCGGCGTTGAGGGCGGCCGTGACCTCTCTGGCGCACTCCGCCGCGCCGAAATTCGCGCCGTCTCCGAAGCCGTCCTTCATGAAATTTCCCTCCCAGTTATTGGAAAGGCGCTCGCATATGCGGATCGCCATTATGGCGCCGGCCATCATGGCCCTGTCTCGAACGTCGTCTATGTATTGGCTTTCGATCGAATCACTCATCGTTCTCACCCGTAATTGTCGCGAGACCAGCCTTCGTGAAAAGCTCAGGGCGGCCGCGATTGATGGTCGTCGCCAGCACGATCGCGCGGCGCTTGTCGGTTCCGCAGTCGAGCATGAAGCCATCTGCCAGCACGACCATCCAGACCGTCGCGTGACCATGCTCGCTGTTGATCTCGCGCTTGCCGATGATAGCCCTGTCGCTGATCAAATCGGCCCAAGGATCGCTCATCACTCTATTCCTCTTTCGGGGTTGGGGAGGGCAGCGAGACGATGGCGCGCGAACGCCTGCACCATGGAATGGCCATCGGCCTCGCCATCACGCATCTTGCGCGGGATTGCGGGGTTAGGGCCGATCCATGCATAATATGCGCTGGCTGCGGCCTCGCGATCCTCTTGAGTAGCCAGCACCATCAGAAGTCTTCCCGTGTCAGCCGGTACGGCGCGCAAGCGGGGCCGCGCACCTCGACGTAGAAGAGGCCCGCGGCGTCAGGAATAACATTGCCACCGGTGTACTTTTCGTTCCCGTCGAGGAACCAGTTAAGAATCGTTCGCGCCTCCGCCGATGAACGCCACTTCATCGGCAATTCGCTTTCGGGGGCGCGGTGCTTCATCGTGAGATAGCAGCGGCCCTTCGTCAGCGTGTAGCCAGCATCGACGGTCTCGCCGTCCAGATCGCAAACCTTGGTGAAGCCCTCGCTCCAAGGTGCGAAACCCTGGGAAGTGAGGAAGGCGCCGCACTCCATGGCGGTTGCGAAGCTGATGCCTGTTGATTGATAGCTGGCCATCTCAAAGCGCCTCATTCTTTCGGTGACAGTAAGTAATCTTTATGCTATGCCAACGAGCATGGCAAGCGAAAACGTTATCGTCACGATAAAAGATTGCATCTCCCCAACAGCGCCGATAACGCGCCGGGTGATGAAGGAAGAGCCCCTCCAGATCCGTGCCAAGGCGGCCGGCCTGACGCAAACCAAGCTGGCGAAGCTGCTCGGGGTCACGGAAGCCACCATGTCGCACCAACTACGCGGAACATGGGCATCGGGCACGCCTCGGTATGTCATCGCGGTCATCATCGCATACGAGCTTCTGAGCCACGACCAACGCATGCGCTGGCTTGCGGAAATCGACGCGGCAACCACCCCCCAACAGTAGCTCCCGAACCCACCCGATGGGATTGGGGCGGGGTCATTCCTCACCCCAGTAGCTCATATCGGCATCAACGCAGGCCTCCGGGCCCTCCTCGCGCATGTCGAGATCGTCCCAATATGCCGGGGCGGTTTCGTCGGCATGGGCCGAGATCGATTCGCCATCAGCAAAGTACGTGCCAGCGCGAGACAGCATGTGCTCCCGGAAGCGTCGACAGAACTCCTCTTGCTCCAGCATCTCGCTCACGCGCTGGGCTCCTTATCCTGGGTGACGAGTCGGTAGCGGATGATCCATCCCTCGTGTGGCCCGTTTTGCTTCCATGCGTTGAACTTGTAGCTCACGCCGCCATCGAACCATCGCGCCCGTCCGACCTGCCAATCGCGCGTACCGAACTGGACTTCTACCATCGTATCGCCATCGACGGGGCGTTCTCCGCCTTTCCACCAGCCATCTTCCTGCTTATCCATTGCTCTTCTCCTTGGTTGGGTGGGGCGTGAGGTGGGCGAATATCCCCAGCCCGTTCGAATGCGCGCGCTCCAAAGCCGTGACACCCCGATCGCCGGCCGCGAACAGCGCGGTCCCGTTCGATGGCGAGACGCCTTCTGTGCCGTCTGGACGCAGGAACCTGATCTTGCGGGTGAACAGGACTGCGTCGGCTTTCCGCCATGCATCCTGAAACCACGGTGCGCTGGTGCGGTCCGGGGTGAGGGCGATTCCGTTGCCATAAGCGAAGAACTTGCTCAGCCACGGCGCGAGAGCGTTGCGGCCCTCGAATGGCGCATTCATCCAGATATACCCATGCCAGCGCTTGCCGAGTGATCCGCTGGAAATGAATTGATCGCACGGCGTAATCGGCTGCTCGATTGGCGGATGCGCAACATCAAGATCGAACCGACAGCCGAGCGCGTCGAACACGAATTTCGGCGTGTACCACTCGTTGCTGGCTCCTGCGGTTTCCCAGTGGCTCATGAGCGCCCACTCCTCGTTTCGGGCGTATCCACAGGCAAGGTGAACAGGCCCCGCCATGTTCGCCACGCCTCGGTAACGGCGCCGGTGCCCGGATATAGGTCAATGAGATCATCTTCGGGCCGTGCGCCAAGGGCCTCGAAAGCCCAGTGACAAACCTTTTCCGGCTTTGCGCCAGTCAGGCCGCGCTTGAGCGTGATTGGGCACTCAACCCAGTCACGCATGACGAGCCTCTTGCTGACGACCGGCTTTCGGGCCGGCTTGATGATTACGGGCTCCCATGCATAGGCTACTGAAACATTGCGTTTGAAGGCCGCGAAACCCTTCACCCACGACATCCACCGCGCGCCGGTCTGCTCGACCAGTGGCGCGAGTATGGCCATGGATCTTGGCGTCGCAGATGCGTGTAGAACCCATCCGTCATATTCGCTTTCGAGGCGCTCGATTAGTTCGGCATGGTCGACCTCGCCCGCGAAAGTGGGCTGATCGGAATAGAGATGAGCGCAGCCGATATAGGGCGGATCGGCATAACCGAGCCTCTTCCCGCCCCCTTGCGTGTTGGGCTGGGGGTTCATGCGGCCATCCGATGCTGCTCGATCAGATGATCGCCCCAGCGCTGCGCCATGGCCGCGGCAATGCCGGGGAAGAACCGCGAGCGTTCGCGCCAGCGATCCGGGCCGGGCGAGGCATGATGCACGCGGGCTTCACGGCCGGCAACGATGTCGGTCGGCTCCAGCAGCGGCAGGTTACGCAGCCAGAGGCAGGTGCGCTTTGTTTCCGGATGGCCGTACTCCCACGGCTGCACGGATTGGGCAAAGGGCTCATACCCGACGATCCGCTCTTTCGCATGCCGATGCATGACAGGATTCTCGACCGCGACATGCGGCACCGGCGCATTCCAGACCGACGAGAACAGCGCTGCGCCTTCGTCCAGCTCGCGCCACATTTCCTCATACGTCCGGCCGGGCGGCGGCACTGACAGCCAGCGGACGCCGCTATTGCAAAGGCGTTTGCATGGAGGATGAAAGACACCGAGGAAATCCCAGCCGTAACCGAGCACTTCCCGGATATCGCCGCGGATATGGCGGTTGCTGCCCCGCTCATCGGGGAGAACGTCGTTCGACCATGCATCGAAACCGCGAGCTAGGAATGCGTCGCGAACCGTGCCGCTGGTTTCGCAGCCGATCAGGACCTTGATGCTGGCGGGGTTCATGCGGGGATGGCCTGATCGAACAGGTCGTAATTACGTTGGTTGCAATCCGAGCACATCATGCCGCCGGCCGTTGCGAACTTCGGCTTACCGGGAGGGCGAACGCCCCATTTTGCATGGACGCCGGCGGCCTCTGCCTCACGCTCCAAGCCTCGGATGACCGCCGCAGTCGCGGGATAGCTCATTTCGATATCGATAAGTTCTTCCTTCTTGGCGAAGGCGCCGCAAAGGCACTCGCCCGACATGCAGAGCTTTTCGGTAACCGGATTACGCGGCAGGCTGTGGCGACGCATATACTCGATCTTGTCGTCATCATCCCAGTGCAGGATGGGCGATATCCAGAGCTGCGCCCCGATGCGCTGGACTGGTTCGACATGGCCCATCCGGCGAACGCTTTCGGACAGGCGGACACCAGTGATGAGACCGATGCGATCTTTCCAAGAGGTTTTGTGCTCG